AACAAGCGCATCATCCATTGCGCAGGATCGCCTAACGATGACAATTTCCGGGCACTTGAAGTACCTACTCTGTCTACTGCTTATCTTGACGTGTTAACGACAAAGATCGACGGCCTCAAGGAAACTTCAGGGAACAGAGATTTTTCACAGGGATCGACTGCTTCCGGCGTAACTGCTGCCTCCGCCATTGCGGCACTGCAGGAGGCAGGGAGTAAGCTGTCAAGGGATATGATTGCGGCAAGCTATCGTACATATACGGAGATATGCCACATTGTTATAGAGCTGATCAGACAGTTTTATTCAATGGAAAGGACTTTCCGTATCACGGGAGAAAACGGCAGCCCGGAGTTTATTCAGTTCGACAATTCCGGTATGCAGGAACAGGCCTTCACGATTGCGGAACAGATATTCCATAAGGCTGAGCCTATCTTCGATATTAAAGTAAAGGCACACAAGAAGAACCCGTATGCTGTTATCAGCCAGAATGAGCTGGCACTCCAGTTCTACAATTCCGGTTTCTTCAACCCTCAGCTTGTCGATCAGGTTCTTCCATGCGTAGACATGATGGAGTTTGAAGGCAAGGAAAAGGTAAAGGAAACGATCCAGAAGAACGGAACAATGTTTGAACAGCTACAGCAATTAAAGCAGTTACTTGCATTAAGTGCACAGGCTCTGGCAGAAAACGGTGATACAAGAGTGTTGCAAGCTCTCAACAGTAGTGGCCTGTTACAGCCAAAAGGAAACGCCGCTGTGCCGGAAGGTGGAGGCACTCAGGTACTTGAAGCTGATTCACTCGGTAAGGCCATACCAAATGGAAATACGGCAGGCGAAAAGGCCAGACGTGGAGCCGCAAAAGCTACGGAGGTCAAGGCATGACAAAAGTAGTTATTACCGATGATAACGGAAAGGCACAGATAACTCTTAAAGGCCATGCAGACTTTGCGCCGGAAGGATGTGAGGATGTTGTATGCGCAGGTATTAGTACGCTGGTATATGCAATAGCAAACTATCTTGACGGCGTTGAAAAGAGAGGAGCTGTAAATAGTTTCCTATTCCATGAGAGAGCAGGGGACATGTCAATAACATTTGAGATCAGCGATACATTCAGCGAATGGCCGGAGATAAAGAAACTAATTGTAGACGGTTTCAGGACGCTGGAGGATTCCTATCCAGACAACATTTCAGTTACAGAAGGTGGGGCGCATTAAATGCGCTTATCCTTTATATATAATATGACACCCCGGAAAGACGGGCGATTTAGGAGGTATGAATGAGATACAAACTTGTGATTAACGCATTTGAAGGCGACGGCGGAGCAAGCGCAGCTCCAGCAGTAGCCGGAGATGCAGGGCAGGTCACGACTGCCGAGGAATCACCAAAGGAAACAACAGAAACATCCGATAGAAAACCATTTGAAGAAGTATTCAAGGAATACGGCAAAGAGGCAAGCGATTACTTTCAGAAGCGTTGGAATGAGCGCCACCGTGATTACATGACCGTAAAGGATCAGGCGAAATCACAGGGCGAAATCATAGAACGTCTGGCGCTCAAGTATGGCGTCGAGGATGCAAGCGATCTGAAAGCGATCCGTAACGCTATGGACGGCGACGACGATTTGGTCATGCAGCGGGCTATGGATAACGGTATCACCGTAGACCAGCAGCGCCGCATGGATACAATCGAGTTAGAGAACAAGCGTTATAGGGAAGCACAGCAGGAAGCAGAGCGTCAGAGGATCGCACAGACCAGAGTTAATCAATGGTCGCAGGAAGCGAACAATCTGAAGGCAATCTTCCCCAGCTTCGACTTTGAAGCAGAGCTTTCCAACCCTGAATTTGCTAACGCACTTCGGTCCGGCATGAGCGTAGAGAGAGCATACTACTCGCTTCATGGCCCGGAGATCGTGTCAGGTGCTATGGAGTACACAGCACAGTCTGTACGTAATGCAACGGAAGCAGAACAGCGTACCAGACAGGCACGGCCGAAGGAAAACGGATTAAGCAGACAGGCAGCCGCAAAGGTTTCTACCGATGTTCACAACATGACGAAAGCAGAAAGAGCCGAGATGGCCAGAAGAAGTATGCGAGAGGCGATCCGGTTCTAACAAACAAAGGAGAAAACAATGAAGTACACAATCAATATCAGAGCATTCAACTCTGTAATCAACGGAACAACTTCCAACACGCAGGGCAACTCGCTTACTGGCGAGATTAAAACCTATTACAGCGATTATCTTATCGACATCGCAGAAGGCGAGCTGGTACACGATCAGTTCGGGCAGAAGCGGAACATCCCGGAGGGAAAAGGAAAGACCATCGAGTTCAGAAAATTCACGCCGCTTGCAAAGGTTACTACTGAGCTGACAGAAGGCGTTACGCCGGACGGGCAGGCACTCGACATGAGCGTTCTGACAGCTTCCCCGAAGCAGTACGGCGGATATGCAATCATCACCGACCTTCTGGACCTTACCGCTATTGATAACATCAAGACCGAGGCAGTACAGCTTATCGGCTCACAGGCAGGACGGTCACTTGACACAGTCGTTAGAGAGATCCTCAACGCTGGTACTAACGTACAGTATTGCGAGGGCACAAGAGCTTCTCGTGCAGCGCTCCAGAAAACAGACTACCTGACCGTTAAATCTATCGCTAACGCAGTACGCACTCTCAAGAGAGCGAACTCGAAGAAGATCGACGGCAACTATGTAGCAATCATTCATCCCGACGTATCCTACGACCTCATGAACGATACCAACTGGAAAGATTGGCATGAGTATGTAACGCCGGAGAACAAGTACAACGGCGAGATCGGTATGATTGACGGCGTAAGATTCGTTGAAACTACCGAAGCTAAAATCTTTGAGGCTGCTGACCTTGCTTCTGATTCCAGGACGCTTACAGCTTCCGCTTCCGCAAACAAGGATGCAACGACTGTTTCATTCGACGGCGGAACTGTGGCAGCAGATGCTCTCATTGGCAGATTCGTCACCATTGACGGCGTAGCTTATGAGGTTGCCGATAACACGACTAATCAGCTTACTCTTAAGACAGGCCTTGCTGCTAACATGGCAGACAACACCGTTATCTATCCCGGTGAGGCAGGAAAAGAAGGACAGCCTGTATATTCCACTCTTGTTATCGCAAAGGACGCTTACGGCGTTACAGAGCTTGACGGAATGGGAATGCAGCTTTACATCAAGAATGCTGGTTCCGCTGGCACTTCCGATCCGCTGGATCAGAGATCGACTGTCGGCTGGAAGGCTACTCGTACCGCAGAAATGCTCGTACAGGACTACATGGTCCGTATCGAAACATCCTGCAGCGTAAACGCATAACTAAAACGGCGGAGGCGGCCGTAACAGCTTGGGGAGCCTCGCCTCCGGGTTCCCCGTTTTTGGAGGCAGTATGAAAAAAGAAGTTAAGACCGAAGCGGTCAAAGAAGAAGTAGTAGAAGAAGTAGCAAACGTAAACGATATGCCGTATACAGAAGTATTCCTTTTCAAAGACAATGACAGGTACAAAGATCCTTGCGAGAACGTCATCATCAATGGAAAGAAGTATTCTATCCCCAGAGGTAAAAAGGTAAAGGTTCCTTATGTGGTAGCGCAGGTCCTTCAGCAATCGCAGTTACAGACTGACAAGGCTCGTCAGATGGATGAAGCGGCCCAGAGGGAGCAGGTCATCAATATGTAAATAAGGGAGCCTAACGGCTCCTTTTTAGGAGAGAAATATGATTGTAATCAAGAACAGGGAATTACTCATACCGGAGAATGAACAGTTTATAGGAACTGTTTATGACAACAATTCTGACATCAGATATTTCAGAATTGACAGACTGCTGCCGGGGCAGGTTGATATAAGCAATTTTACTTTCGTTGCAGATGTTAAGTATTCAAACGGCGCAACGGATTCTATTTCGCTTACAAAGGAAACTGTCGCAGAGGACTACCTTGTTCTTCGTATGCAGATTCCTTCAACGGTTGTTGCAGGCCATGCCGGAAACATGGGCATTCAGGTCAGAGGTTCAGACATTTACGGGCGTACATGGTCAACGGCTCCGGCGAATATGTATATCATGGACCAGATCAGCAACCCGGGCGCTGTAACAGCTTCTACTACGCTTACAGAGCTTCAGCAGACTGAAACGACCATTGAAGCATCCGAGGCACTCCGTATTTCAGCAGAGAGCGCAAGAGCAACGGCAGAAACCGGAAGGGCAAACGCTGAAACTGCAAGAGTAAACGCTGAATCTTCAAGAGTTACCGCAGAAGGCTTAAGAGTTAGCGCTGAAACTGCGAGGGCATCCGCTGAAACCGGAAGGGTAAGCGCTGAATCTTCAAGGGTATCAGCAGAAACTTCGAGAGCATCAGCAGAAACTTCGAGAGCATCAGCAGAAACTTCGAGAGCATCAGCAGAAACTTCGAGAGCATCAGCAGAAAGCTCCAGAGTTAGCGCTGAGAATGCAAGAGTATCGGCAGAGAATGCAAGAGTGATCGCTGAAAACGGCAGGGCTACAGCAGAAGCGGCGAGAGAAGTAGCAGAAGCGGCAAGAGAAGCGAGCCTTGCAACGAAATCGCTTGTATCGGAAGGCTGGGCAAAGGGAACGCAGAATGACGTACCTGTAGAGGAAGGATCGCCTTACTACCATGATAACTCAAAGTATCATTCCGAAACATCAGATGCAAAGAGGCTTGTATCGGAAGGCTGGGCAAAGGGAACGCAGAACGGAGTAGACGTCGGACCGGGATCGCCTTATTACCACAACAACGCAAAGTATTTCATGGAAGAAGCAGGATCGGCACCCGGTTTTGTTTCCTATGTTGTAGATCAGCAGCTTAACGATGAAGCAAAGCAGATCGCAAGAAGCAACATTGACGCATACAAGAAGCCAACAGGTGGCGTACCTGCGTCTGACATGACAAGCGCAGTACAGACGAGCCTCGGGAAAGCTGATACAGCATACCAGAAAGCAGCAACAGGTATTCCTTCAACGGATATGACTACTGCGGTCCAGACGTCGCTTAACAAAGCTGATACGGCGCTTCAAGAACATCAGTCATTAGCTCCTTACAGAACATCCGCAAATCAGGATGTTATTGATGCTACTCTCCAGCCTAAAACCGATTCATCACTCACTACCACAGCGCAGACAGTAGCAGGCGCAATCAACGAGCATGAGAGTGATATTAGTCAGCTTAATGCAGATAAAGCTGACAAAATGCCACGCTATAAAGACATCACTTCATATTTCGCGGATGGCACGCTGTGGGACAGGATAAGTGGAACTGGATACTCACATCCATACTATGACATTTGTGTTGGCGATTACTTAGACATGGGCGTTGCTGTAACTTGTCCAGACTCAACAAGTGGCACAACAGGTTCTCGCTATGTAACAGTTGCTTCTCTTGGAGGTCTGCGTTGTAACGGTGATAGTAATGTTGTTGATTTTCCACATCTTGTTATGATCCCGGGTCAAGGGGCCGATGGTTCTTTCCACTTCGGCAGACACGCCATGAACGATTCGCACATAACAACAGGCGGATATGTTGGGTCTAAGATGCACACAGATGTTCTTGGCGCTGTTGTTTCCTCTGGCTCTGCTACTGGTACAATCAATCAGCAACTTTACAATATCTTCGGAGCGCACCTTAAAACAACAAGAGAGTTATTGACAAACAGTATAAACGCAAGTGGATATAATCGCCTTGGCACAAATAGCGGTTGCTCAAATAACTGGGAATGGGCTTCATGCCAGGCGTGCCTTATGAGTGAAGTTGAAGTATATGGAAGTGCAATTTGGGCGTCTTCCGGATATGATACTGGTGCAGCCAAACGACAGTTTGAGCTGTTTGCTATGGATGAAAAAACTATAAATAACCGGATTTCATACTACTGGCTAAAAGATATCGTTTCTGCGTCCCGTTTCGCCAATGTGAACGGCAATGGCCTTGCGGGCTACAACGGCGCGGGTAATGCGAACGATTATGTCCGTCCCCGCTTCGTAATCGCTTAATCTAGGAGGTGTACTATGGAAAATACAGATAGAGAGTTAATAGAAGCAGAACTTCGTTGTTTACATTCTTCACTTGACGCATCATCTTCAACATTCGGTGACTGGAATATGTGTAAGTATTTCGAGCTTTTGATGAACACGATGAAAACTGCAACAAAAGAAGACTTTGTAGACAAGTTTATGACATGGTTTTCGGATACAACAAGCGAACTTGAGGAAGTAATCAATCAGAGAGCAACTACAAGGGCAAGGATTGAGGAACTTGAAGCTGAACTTGAACCTGAACACGAAGAAAAGTGAGTTAGTCAGCTTAAGAGAGCTAATGCCGAGTAATTAACAATGTTTAATACCGCCTTGTGGTAGTGAAATGGTGGTTCAAATCCCCATGCTTCGTCATGCGGAGCGGGACGGCATGAAGCAAGGCGGTTTTTCAAAAAAACACCAGCTACTTCTCATTCGAGTGGTCACTGGTTCGCTATCAGTATATAGCAAAGTGCATATTATTTCAACATTGATAGCTAACACAAACCAACACAAACCAACAGAAAGGAACAATATGAGTTATTTCCCCGATTACAGATGTGAAGAAAATCTCAATTTACTGAATGCAGAGGGCAGGGCGTACATGAACGGCTTCCGGCACGCAATATAGTGCGCTGATAACTTCTTCCTCAATCTTGACGTATATGAATTTACAGAGGATGAAGAAAAGGTCATGGAAGGCGCAAGAGAGTGCTTCAACGACTGGATGGATATGGGCGAAGTAGAGATGACGTGTGCCGTGTTTGACAGCGCAGACTATCTCCCCGAAGATGTAGACCTGAAAGATGTAAGAGATAATCCATATAAGAGAGGTGATAACGGTGGGATGTAAAGGCAAGAAGAAATGCGGAACCGGAAAGAAGAAGTGACCGCAGGAGAGGATCGAAAGATCCTCTTTTTTATTGAAGGTGGGGCGCATAAAAATTTGTTTTCGCTCACAATATAGGATAACTGGAGGTACGCCAATGAGTACGTTAGCAGAGATTGTAACAGCTTGCGGAGAGCTTCGGCCGAGTGTGTTCGGTAGCAATCATATCACAGGTTGGGTAAACGAAATAGAACAGAGAGTGGTAGAAGAAGTCATCAACCGGGCGAAAGGGAATGATGTAGAGTTTGTTCCTTATAATTACGAGCTTGATTCAGAAACCGAATTAAAAGCGCCAGACGGCGTTTATACGGCGTATGTATTCGCAAAGGAAGATTATACGCTTGGTGACATTGCACGCTACAACAACGATGCTGCAATGGCAGAAGCTGAGTTTTACGACTTCGCAAAGAGATACAGGAGGGAGCATTATCCGAAATGAGCTTTCCTATTCTAACAGAAACTTCAAAAGGGAAAACAGCTATCAGCACTTTCGGAGGCCTCAACCAGAGGCTTGAGCCGAACAAGGCTGAATTTTCTGATATGAAGAATATCTCAACACGGTTTTATCCGGCGCTCGCCACAAGACAGGCGAGAGGAACAGGGAATGCAATAAGCAATCCTAATGGTATCTTCTGGAAGAACAATGTTTTCTACGTGGCAGGAACAAAGTGCTATTACAACGGCTCCGAGGTACAAGGCCTTACCGTAACAAACGGCGAGAAGATACTTGTAGGCATAGGAGCCTATATTGTTATCTTCCCGGACAAAGTAGGCTACAACACAGCCACAGGAGCAATCAAATACATAGAAACATCCTTCACTCCGCAGGCGAGTGTTTCCTTTGACCTGTTAAGTGAGGATTCCGTATACACGAAGATAACCGTAACAGGTATCCGTACATACTTTGACGCATACGACAATGTAACCATAGCAGGAGTAACTCACAGCCTTGTAAAAGACTATCTGAATGGGACGAAGGTTATCACCGACGCTGACACAAACTGTATCACAGTAACGGCTGCAATCGGCACGACATTTCAGACAAGCGGATCGGTTACGGTAAGCGCAGACGGAGGCAAGGCAAGAATAACCGCTGCCAATATCACTGGCTTTGCGGTAGGCGACAAGGTTAACATATACGGCTGCACCAACACGGCGCTCAATGTGAGCACGACTGTACTTGCGGTAGGAACAGGGTACATCAAAGTAGACGTAAACTGGTCGGCAAGCGTAACGCAAACGGATGTTATTGCTGTTAAAAGGACAGGCTTCACTCAAATCGGAGGCATTACGTTTTCACGTACTGCTCCGAGCATGGACTATGTTTGTGAGCATAACAACAGGCTGTGGGGATGCTCAAGCACCAATCATGAGATATATGCAAGCAAACTGGGAGAGTTTTGGAACTGGAACAATTACGAAGGTATTTCGACAGATTCTTATGCCGTAACAGTAGGAAGCGACGGTGATTTTACAGGCTGTGCTTCAAACGGAGGGTATGTGTATTTCTTTAAGGAAAGCACGATCCATACCATGTACGGAGATAAACCGAGTAATTTTAGCCTAACTTCAAAAGCACTCCCCGGTGTACGTACAGGATGCTCAAAGAGCATACAGATTGTAAATGAATCTATCTATTACGTCGGCAGGAACGGCGTGTATCAGTTTGACGGAGGAATACCGGAGAAGATAAGCGCCAACATTACCGAGGAAATAAAAGACGCAGTAGCAGGGCAGCAGGACAGCAGGCTGTATCTGTCATGCAAGCTGAATAACGTACAGACGATGCTTGTATTCGATCAGGAAACAGGGCTGTGGGTGAAAGAGGATGCCGAAGTTATCAAGTACGGTTCTTATGGAAACGGAACAATGTACTACATCAACGGCGATAACAAGCTCTGCACCATTACCGGAAGTGATACAGGAAAGATAGACTGGTACCTTGAATCAGGCGACATTGTAGAAGGATCGCTTGAAGAAAAGTTTATTTCCAGAGTGCTGCTTAACTTCTGGCTTGAATCCGGATCTGAGGCTACTTTCTACACTAAGTACGATGATGAAGTAATGTTCAAGCGGCAGGGAGAAATAAAGTCAATCAAGAACACGACATACTCTATTCCGATTATTCCGAGAAGGTGTAACAAATTCCGGTATCGAATTGAAGGGAAAGGACAGTTCAAGCTGCTGGGAGTAGGCTGGAGCGTGGAAGGAGGAAGTGAGCTGAATGGCAGTATTCAACATCAACACAGATTTTTCTGATGCCAACGATATTAAACAAGTCAAAAGCTACCTGTATAAGCTAAACGACCAGCTCCAGTATATGTTTGCTAACATGACTGTAGAGGATAACTATTCTGATACAGCGCAGCAGGAATATGAAGTGTTCAGGAAAAGGATTGAAGGATCAGCTTCTAAAGCAGAGATTGAAGTTTTATCTGACCAAATATCTCTTAAAGTCGATTCGGAAGATTTAGGCAATTCATCACTAACGATAAAGCCTGCTGCAATGGTTATTGAATCAGGTGGAACAATAGAGATAAAAGCAGGAAGTACATTTACTGTCAGCTCTGAAAACTTCAATATAGATTCAAATGGAGCAGTAAGCATAAAAGGTGATCTTTGTGTAGGAACAATGGAGTCGTGGGGAAGTGAAACACATTCCATTCAAATACAAGGACCTTCTGGAGCTTCTGTTGCTTCGATAGGAAACAATGGATATTCCGGACTTGTAGACGGTTTTGTCTATGGTTTTGGAATAGGTGGCCCCGGCCTTATCGTTAATTCCGGATGGAGAATAGGAATGCAAAATACATACATGGATAATATATGGATGCTTTTGCAGGATACAGACAGCTACGGTGTTATTGGAATACCAATGTTCAGAATAACATATGATGGTATTACAACATCGAAAAACTTTGTTCTTCTTGATTATGAAGAATCGGCCACAACATACAAACAGTCAATAAAGTCGTGGCTCGAATCATTAGAGAGCAGAGTAACAGCACTTGGAGGATAACATGACATACAGCGAAGAAAGCGTAAACAACATGAAAATACTTCTGAACAACATGGAAGTAAAAGGAATAGAAAACTGTAAGCGAGTAGTATTGATCGCACAGTTATTGGAAACACCGGAAAAGGAGAACAAAGATGGCGAGAGCTGACGAAAAAGGGAATAGAGAGAAAGAAGAAAAAAAGAGCAGTTCAAGCTCGAGTACAAAAACTACTTATGTAGCGCCAACAACGGATAATTACAACAAGTACGGAGAGGGTGCAAACGGAAACACTACTACTCCGTATGTTGTTGCTGCCACGGGTAACACAAACAATTATAACCAGTACGGAGAAGATGGTGCAGGCGGAACCATGACGCCGGGTGCTTCGAGCGCTTCAACGAATACTTATGAGCAGAACACAGCATTCACGTATCCTACTGTGACTGACTACACAACTTCTGCCACATACAATTCTGATGATGATTACGGGCCAAAAGGCCCAAGTAGTTCAAGCAACTATGACGGCGGAGGAAGTAGTGGAGGCGTTGCAAGCGTTGGAACCAGTACGCTTATTTCGCCGAACACCACGACAACAACAAAAACGATTGATCCTTTTGCTACATCTGATTTAACTAACGAGTATCTTCTTCAATTACTTGAGCAGGAAACCGGAGGGCCGGGCGATTATTCCGAAAGTCAGGAAGTACAAGACTGGAAGAAGAAGCTCGAAGATTTGATTGCAAGCAAACCAGCAGCATATCAGGAAAGCCAGCAGGTAAAGGATGCTCTTGCAAAACTGACAGAGGTTGAAAACGGGCAGCCAGCAGCTTATGAAAGCAAGTACGAAGGTGTTATTGACCAGCTTCTGAATCAGATCCTCAACAGAGAGAAGTTTAACATACAGACAGACACAAACTATAACACACTTTACAATCTGGCGAAGCAGACTGCCATGCAGAACGGAAGCAAGGCAATGCGAGATACTATGGGCTCCGCACAGGCTGCAACAGGTGGCTATGGCTCTACTTATGCTCAGAACGTGGGATCGCAGGCATACGACACATACCTCCAGAGCCTTAATGATAATAACGTATCGCTCGCACAACTTGCCTACAATATGTACGCAGATGATGTATCAGGCGACTACAACAAGTTAAGCGCTTATCAGAATCAGGATAATACGAATTACAGCCGTTACAGAGATACCGTAAACGATTGGCAGAACAACAGGTCTTACTATGCCAACAGATACGATACAGAGCGCAATTACGATTACGGACAGTACAGAGATACCGTGAGCGACTGGCAGACTGACAGAGATTTTACAGCAGGCAGATACGACACCGAGAGAAACTACGACTACGGCCAGTATCGTGACAAAGTAAACGACTGGCAGACTGACAGAAGCTACTATGCTAACCAGTACAATAACTCCTTTAACAACGATCTGGGAGTATACGAGTACGAGAACAACATGAATTACCAGCTTAACCGTGATGCCGTGAGTGATGCAGACGATATTTACACGAAAGCACTTGCACTTGTTCAGCAGGGGCAGAGTGTGCCGGAATCATACGCTTCTGTACTTGGTGATGATGTCGTTGCAAGGATGAATAACATTGCCAACAATGTAAACTCAAAAAAAAACGGTAGTGTGAGAGGATCATCCGGCGGATCGTCGAGCAGTTCATCGAGCAGTACAAAAACAACGAAGCAAAAAGATACAACGCCAACGAAATATGATTATTACGAAAGCATGGATAAGGCATACGAAAGCGGAGATACAGAAGCGTATGACAAACTTGTAGAAGAACTTATATCAAACTATGGCAAGTCTGATCCGACAGTATATTCATATTACAAGAGATCGAGAGGTATCGAGGACTAATGGGGAAAAAATATACAGAGTTAAGAGCGTATGAAAAACAGGTTGGCATGGGAAACAGAATTGCCAACAAGGAAACATACGAAAACGAGGAAGAATCACAGGCGGCATACGAACGAAAACTGCAGGCAGAGGAAGCTGACAGGCAGAGGTGGCTTCAGGTAAACAGCCGCATAAACAAAGACCGCATTCTTCCTGATGTAATGAATGATTTTACAAAAAAGCGCACAGGGATGTCTACGCTTGAACTGGGGAATAAGGCGTTACAGGATACTATAATAAAAAAGAACAGAGAGATCCGGAAAACGAATCTAAAAGAACGGCAGATTGCGCAGAAAATGACCGGAAACGATATTTCTCTGGAAGCTCTCGCTGATGAATATGCAAGAAGGCAGTTAGCAGGTGATCAGCAGGAATATATCCCGAGATCCGCATACTCATACTCTAAGGAAACAGGTCAAGGAGATTATAAGTATAGTGATTATAACTTGTCAAAATACTTTGACAGGGCTAATTATCTTGCAAACAAAGGACTGCTTACTGATGAAGAAAAGAAAGAGGCAAAGTCAATACTCGACGCTTCAAACACAGGGATCGGTGGAGTAAACTCATTCACAAAGAGAATGGCAAACGATCCTGAAATGTTTAACTCGTGGGATAGTGTATTGCAGAAACTCGAAGCAAAAACACAGAACCCATTTGAAGCTGCGATTACAGGTTTTATTGGTTCTGTGGCAGGATCGGCAGACAAGGCAGTCAGAAGCTCTATCGAGAATACAACAGGATACAATAATCCTTACATGAGCGTAAACGAAGTAAATGCTTATGGAAACAGCGATCATAAGACGGCGTCAACAATAGGAAACATAGCAGGAAATGTTGCTGTTATGGATGCAATTTCTTCTGTATTTCCTGTTGATGTGTCTAAAATGACACCATTTGGTCGTGTTGCTGCACAATCGTTAAAAAATAGTGCTACATTTGCAATTAAACAAATATATGACGATATGGGCAGCATTGCATCCGGAGAAGTGAGTTTAGAGGATGGAATTAAAAAAGCAGCAATAAGCGGAACAGGTGGATTAGCAGGAGGCGTTGCTTCTTCTCTTGTTGGATCTGGAATAGCAAAGATACTTGTCGACAAAGGATTGATGACGCCGTTTATGGAGTTTGTAAGAGGAACAGCTTCATCAATGGCTTCTTCTGCTGCAAACATTGGAACATCATACGCATTAAGCGAGGAGAAACCAACAAAAGAGCAAGTTGCAAACCAGCTTGTTTCTTCGTTCCTTCTTTCAGCAATTCAAAACGCCGTTTCTGCCATGACAACATCTGCACAAATGAAAGCGCAGATGGAGAAAAACATCAAAGATATGTCTGAGCAGTATTCTAAAATGGAAAAGGCGTATTTTACAGCCAACGCAGAAGGTGACAAGGCGGCGGCTGCTGAATCTGCAAAAGCCGTGCTTTCATATACAGCAAGCATAAAGAAAGCATACAGCAATCAATATATCCCCGGACAGCAGAAGATTGTGAATGAGTTAATGTCAGCTTGTGAAGGCATTGAAGAAAGATGCTTGCAAATAATATATCCTGAAGATGCTGGAAGGATTTTGGCAGATACTATCGGTAACGCTGATACTGTTGCTGATACAACCGCACTGACAAAGATTATACAGAATAATATCAATCAGGGAGTAGCAGACGCTAAAAATGCTGTATCAACGGTCACACCTGTACCTGTAAACAATCTTGGAAATATACCGAATGTAAATAGTTTTAATACTGAAAGTTACGGAGGAATTACACAGCAGATCCGTGACCAGTACATTGATAGAAACTTTAATGCCGCACAGCCACAGATTGAAAGCATTGATGTTACTAAACCTGTTGAAGATACAAATCTTCCTCAATCTATTGAAACAAACAATGTTCCACAGGAGAAAGTACCAACAATCGAAGAACTTGCAAACGAAGTTGCAGGTGATATTGTTGCGCAAAGAGAAGCTGAAATTCAGAAAGTAGAAAATTCAGTAAAGGAACAAACAAATCAAGAGTCTGATGATATAATCGAAACTGAAGAAGATAAGAAAGCGAAAAACATTTCCGGCAGACTGTCTGTTTCTAATTCGGTAATTGAAAATGGCTTTGAATACAATGTAACATCAGATGGCAACAACCATTATTATGCTACGATATATAGAAACTATGGCGGTTTAAGAAACGCAAGAGGAATGTATAACGGAGGACCTTTCAATACAAGAGATGAAGCTGTTAATACAGTTGTTAGTGTTGCAAAGAATAATGGACTTCTTTCATCGACAACAAACAACGGAACAAAAACTGACGCAACTGTTGATACTAAAACAAAGAATACTACAGAAGCCACAACTTCAACTTCTAATACTGTATCAACAAAATCAGATACAAAGAAAGAAAAGTTAGCAAGGATAAATGTTGTTAATAGGTATGAGAAGTTAAACAAAAAGAACAATATGAAAGTTAATGGCGTCATTAAAACTGATGACGGCAAATCCATTGTTGCAAATAACTATTTGATTATCAAAACAAATTATGATATTGAAGGAGCAAAAGAAGATACGTTTGGAGAAGTAGGAGTTAAAGATTTTCTTCTAAATAAACTTTCACAAGTAAGAAGTGATGACAACACAGTAATAAATGAAGGAACAATAGATATAAATGAATTGAATAATTCTATTAACTCTGTAAAAAAGAACGGAGAAGCAGTGATTCTGTCAAATGGAATGATAGTAGACAGGAGGCCTGTTGACGGAAATACCGGAGTTGTTGTGATACCTTCTACGGAAATTGGCCCGTATTCTATCAATTCAGATTATCTCAAAGATGTATTGAGCTTCTTGCCTGACGCTTCTATATATGCTTATAATCGTGGAACAATGTTCTATTTTACAAGTAAAGAAGGTGAAGCGGCAGTATGCTCAATTCATATTTCTGATGATGAATACAACAAATATAAAGAACTATCTAAACAACATTCGAATAACAATGCTCAATTAGTTAAATACAAGGAGAATGGAAATGAATCAAACATTGAAGAGATTAGCAGAGAGCCAGTCAATGACGATGCAAGACTGGATCAAGGAAGCGGAAATGTACGCAGAGGAAGTACTGGACGACGAAATGTTTCAGATACTGGAGAAGTCGGAACACAAAGCGGAAGCCTTGAAGGGAATGGCAATACTCGGAAAGGACACGTACGAGACGCAGCTGCAGTCAATAAAGAAAATGAATCCGTCGGGAGTGGACGAATCAGCAGCTCTGGAAACAGCGAGGGATTATCAAATGGAAACAATGAGAGCGGTTCTGGCGGACTGGATGGAAAGGATACATCCCGGGTTCAAGAAAATGTACCAGTAAAGGAAAAGAAGAAAAAAAGAAATACTCACAATTATCATATAACAGAAGATATAGACAACATAACTCCTAATTTCAATGACAATTATGAGTCTATTAAACTTGTCAAAAAACTTATTGAAGAAAACAGGCCAGCGACTAATGAAGAACGTGCAATACTTGCAAAGTATAAAGGGTGGGGAGCGCTAAAGGCTGATGTGCTTACTGGGTATCATGCTGATAAACTAAAAGAGTTACTCACTCCTGAAGAATACGAAACAGCAAAGGATAGTATTCTGAATGCTCATTATACAAGCACAAAAGTAATTGACGGTATTTACAAGGCAGTTCAAAGAATGGGGTTCTCCGGAGGGAACATTCTTGAGCCTTCTATGGGCGTTGGTAATTTCTTCGGTATGCTTCCTAAAAATCTGTCAGACAATTCAGACCTTTATGGCGTTGAGCTTGACCATATAACAGGGACAATAGCGAAAAATCTTTACCCAGATGCCAACATAAATGTATCAGGGTATCAGGATGTTCTGTTCGGCGATGGAACATTTGATCTTGTTGTAGGAAATGTTCCTTTCTCAAATGATATTAAAATACCATACAGAGGGAGCAAGTATAACCTTCATGATTTCTTCTTTGTAAAAGCTCTTGACGAAACAAGGCCAGGAGGAATTGTTGCGCTTATTACAAGCACAGGAACGCTTGATAAAATAAGCGGAAAAGCGAAGAACGATATTTCAAAAAAAGCAAATCTTATTGCTGCATTCAGGCTCCCAGATAATGCTTTCAAATCAAACGCAGGAACTTCTGTAACAACAGACCTTATATTCCTACAAAAGAAAGGAAACGGCATAACAGATAACGGAGTTGAATTTACAGAAATAGGATCTATTGATGGAATACCGATCAATGAATACTATGTAAATCATCCGAAAAACATACTCGGAACTTTGGCATACGAAAAAGGAATGTATGCAACAGAAAGAACAGTTGTTCATGCAACTCCGGACTTTGAGGAGAAGTTTAACAAAGCGATAAATTCTCTTCCAAAAGATATTATGTCTGGAGAGTCAAACAATACAGATACTGTAAAAGTAAGCAAGCGTGGCCAGAAAAACAAAAACACGTTTGTTGTTACTGGTGACGGAGTAAAAATAAAATCTGATACCGGAGAAACACAAAATGTTTCCTCAAAGCAAGAGGATATGATTAAACGGTATGTGGAAATAAAAAATACATACTTTGCTATCGCTGACGCAGAACAAAACGGTAATTTAGAAGCTGCAAACGATTACAGAAAATCTCTCAACCAGAAGTATGATTATTTCACAAAGAAATACGGATCGCTTGAAAAGAATAAACGTATTCTTGGTCAAGACGACGAGTTTTTGCGTGTAAGTGGTCTTGAGATTGTATCGAAAAACAATGTAGAAAAGAGCGCCATTTTTGACAGGCCTACAATGTACCGTGATAAGAAAACATCTGCAGCTACAAGTAGTGAGGGGCTTTCCATTGTATTAAACGAAAAAGGGAATGTTGATGTTGACGAGATAGCAACACTTACAGGGAAAACAAAAGAAGAAGTTATAAAGGACCTTGAAGATGAAATAATACTTACTCCAGATGGAGATTATGTATTAACACCGCAGTATTTGTCTGGAAATATATATGAAAAGTTGGAAGCTGTAAAAGGGAAGAAAGGTTTTGAGAAGCAAGAGAAACTTCTTGAAGCGAAAATACCGACGCCAAAGACAGCAGATAAAATTGATGCAGAGATTAGTTCACACTGGATTCCAGAAAAATATATAAACGAGTTTATTAAAGACGAGTTTTCTATATATGGAGATATAAACGCACACTATATCGAAGAAGCTGGTAAATGGGACTTCGGTAAATTTTGGTCGCCTATAACCAAATGGAAAACAAACAGAGTTAGTCAGTATGATCTTTTGATCAATACAATGAACAACAAGAATATAGAGATATATGATAAAGATATCAAAGGAAACAGAGTCTTTAATCAGGAAGAAACGGAGATAGCACAAAACAAGCAGAACGACCTTCGCAAAGCATTCAGAGAATGGATATTCAAAGACGCAGACAGAAGAAAAGATCTTGAAGATATATTCAACAGAACCCTGAACGCTTATTCGCCAATGGATTATAATGCACTTGCTGATAAGCTCGATTATGAAATTGATCCAAACTCCGGAAAACAGTTAAGGGATTATCAAAAAGCTGCAGTAGCAAGAATTGTTTTCGGAGGAAATACTTTGCTTCATCATGGAGTAGGAACAGGCAAAACTCTAACCATGATAGCAGCCGCTCATGTTCTTAAGAAAACAGGAATTTCTAACAAACCAATGTTTGTTGTTCCGAACGGAAAAGTAAACGATTTCAAGAACGAGATTTTAGGAGTATATCCCGGTGCTAAAATACTTGCTCTCGACGCAGACCTTTTAAGCCCGAAAGAAATTAAAAAGACGAAGGCAATTATTGCGACAAATGACTGGGATTATGTTCTTGTTCACAGATCCGGGTTCCAAAAAATAGGTGTTTCTAAAGAAACAGAGGCTGCATTTATTGAAAGGCAAATAATTGATCTTGAAAACGCTATAAGGCAGTTCTCAGGATCAAAAGAAGGAAGTACGAGATTTGAAAAGAGCCTTATTACAAAAAAGAAAAATCTGGAAGAAAAATTAAAACTTCTTCTATCAAAACCAAAGGACGATTCAACAACGTTTGAAAACATGGGAATTGATTCTTTGTTTATAGACGAGGCTCATAATTTCAAGAAGGTAGGCTTTGCCACAACACATGAAATAAGCGGAGTTGATTCTTCAACAAATGTACTAACAACAGACCTATACATGAAAGAAGAATGGTTACGTGACAGATCCGGGAGGATAGTTTTAGCAACAGCAACGCCGATAACAAATACTGTTTCTGAAATGTATAACATGACGCTTCATGTCAATCCTGATATTTTAAGAGAGGCTGGAGTGTATGCTTTTGATGGATGGCTTAATACATTCGGAGATATAAAGTCAGCGGCTGAAATTGCATCAGACGGGAAAACATTCAGGATAAAAGAGCGTGTACAAAGTTTTAAGAACGGAAACGAACTTATCAGTTTATATAGGCAATTCGCTGATGTAAAGCAAACTAAAGATGTTGTAAAAGGTCTTCCGGAGGCCAAAGAAGTTACTGTTGTATGCAAGGGATCAGATATTCACCAAAAACTTCTTGATTCGTTTGCTTCAAGAATGGCGAGCGTTGGTAGAGGAAGCAAAGACGACAATGCTCTTAATGTTAATAATGATGCCAGAGCCGCTGCGACAGATCTTCGCATGGTGTATGGCATTGTAAAAGAGTATTATCCTGACATAACTTTGGAAGAACTTGACCTTCCTGATTCAAAAATTAACAAGGCTGTTGAGAACATTATTGATGAATATCATGGATCTACAAAAAACAAGGGAACGCAGCTTGTATTTCTTGATTCTGGAATGGGCAGAGGAAATGCCACAAGATATACATTTAATCTTTATGGAGATCTTATTGATAAACTTGTAAAAAATGGTATTCCGAGGAACGAAATAGCTGATATTGCAGATTATGTCGGAGAAGTAAACCTGCAAAATCTGTACGGGAAAGTAAGATCAGGAGATATAAGAGTACTTATCGGATCAACGCAAAAAATGGGCGAGGGAGTTAATGTTCAGAATAAAATAGTAGCTCTCCATCATTTGAGTGTTCCTTTTAGAGCAGATAATCTTGAACAAAGAAACGGTAGAGGTGAAAGACACGGAAACGAAAACCCACAAATAAGGATATACAAATATATTCAAGAGCAATCTTACGATAGTTATCTATGGCAGATGATTGAAAGAAAATCTAAATACATGGCACAAGCATTAAACGGAGGAGATGCCGGCGATTTAGAAGAAATATCAGATGTCACAGTTAATGCTCAACAATCAAAAGCCATAGCAACAGGGAATCCTGCCATCATGGAAAAATTCCAGTTAGAGAACGAAGTAAGCAAATTAAAAACTCTTGAAAGATCATTCTATTCAGAAGTTAGCAACGCAAAAGTAACAGCAGCTCAATCAAAAGAGCAATTAGATCAATTAAAGAATAGCCTTGTAGTAGCCAAAGAAACTGCTAAAAAGTTATCAGAAAATAAAAAAGAAACTTTCGAAATAACTATCGGAAACAAAAAATATGATAAGAGAAAAGATGCTTCCGAAGCACTTGCAAGATCGTTTGAAAAAGCAAAACTTGGAGAAAAGATAGGATCTGTTTATGGAATTGATATTACAAAGAGTTTTAATAATAAAAGCCTGAATAGTTATGGAATTGTTTTCAACAACGATCCTAATTTATTTGTAGAGCTTGGAGAAAGCGCTGAAGGTAATATAACCAGAATACTAAACGGTCTTGACCAAATTGAAAAACTTCCAAATAGAATGGAGAACGCAATAAATGCACTTGTTGCAAAAATTGCTGATGCAGAAGAAACAGCGTCTAAAGGTTCATTCCCGCAAGAGAAAGAGTTAAGTGAAAAACTCGCAAGATTAAACGAACTTAACAGAGAACTTGGAATAACTGGTGATAAGGTAGAAATAAATGTGACATCAGCATCTACAGAGGAAGAACCTGAAGAAGAATACAGCAGATCTGTTAGGAATCCTTCCGAATGGAAAACAACACGCACAGGCGATCCAAACAAAAAGCCAGACAGGATACCTGACATCATCAACCAGATTTCAACATTCTTCGGTGTAAACATTGATGAGGGCCATGTTCGTGGAGCAGGAGTAGAAGGCAAGTACAGTAAGCTCGACAAAGGAATTAAAACTAAAGACAGAAACTCGCTTCCTACTGCGCTACATGAATTTGGCCATGCTCTGTGTGACAAGTACGGTTTTGAAGAAGAATTGAAAGGCACTCTTTCTTCTGAATTGCAGGATGCTCTTGGGCCGAGAGGAAAGATTGCATACGACAAATCACTCTGGGAAACAGAAGGCTGGGCTGAATTTATCAGGCAATTCTTCACAAACAGAGCTGACTGTGAAAAGAAATATCCAAAGACAACGGAGTTTCTTCTTAACACTCTGACACCGGAGGACCTTGCCAGAGTTGAGTCACTTGCTGACAATGTAAACGCTTACTTTGTATCAGCAATGGAAAACGCACAAGGCAGCATAATCAGCAGATCGGAGAAGGCGCCGGATTACAGAACAACGAAAGAGAAAATAAAAGACGCATACGACCAGTTTATTATCAAGTTTGTCGATGTAAAGAAGCCTATCAAGGATGTGAGCGAGAGCGCTTATATGCTTGCTTCTAATGCAGCCTATGTTGATTCTATTGTAAGAAGGATATTTGAAAACAGAGATTTAACAGACTGGGACGGCAAAAGAGTAGGCAAGGGCTTAAGAGTAGTATTAGAAGATCTGAAACTTACAGACAAGCAATACTTCTTAGAGTTTAACGAATATCTTACCTGCCTGCACGGTCAGGAATGGGCTAATCTTACCGATGATGACGGTAACCCAACACCTCTCGAAGTATTCGGCAATGCTTATCAGGATACAGCAGAGTACATGAAAGGCAGATGCGATAAGCTGGCTGCGATGCACCCTGAGTTTCCTGCTAAAGCAAAGGAGCTTATCGAATGGGTAGACAATTTCGTGTATGTATATGGAGTTCAAACAGGCCTTATTTCACAAGAACTGTATGATAAACTTCGTGCGAAGTATCCTAATTATTTGCCATTCTTTAGAGCAATAGCGAAAGAAGGCGGAAGCAATCCTAACAGGAACGTAAAGAGAAGTTTCATCAATCAGAGAAGCCCTGTTAAGAAAGCAAAGGGAAGCGGAGCGCTTATCTATTATCCTGTAGAGAACGTGTTTGAACTTGTCAACCAGATGGTCAACGCTGCAGTCAAGAACAGAGTAATGCAGGAGATTGTAAGCGCATACAAAGAAGGCGATGTTGACGCAAAAGACATGATTAAGATTGATGTTCCTCTTGTTCCGCAAACATTCAATCTTAAAGACAGAAACGAAAACATACTTGCTTCATTCATGGAGAACGGCGGAGGAAGCGACGAGTTAGATATGCTTATCAGCGTTCTCGATCAGCTTGGTGACACGGTTACAAAGTTTGTTACAGGTAGAACAAAAGGGAAAGAATTTACCGTAATGATAGACGGTAAACCGGAGTATTACATGATAACAAACAACGACTTGTTTGATGCCGTTTCTAATGTATCGCCTCCAAAGATCAGCCCGATATTAAGAGCAATCGCTACAACAACAAGGTTCATTTCAATGACTGCAACAGGTGGTAACCCTATATGGTCTATTGGATCGAACTCATTAAGGGATTTAGATTCAGCGCTGTTCTACGACACATTGACAAAAGGCCTTACAGGGAAATTATCATTCCTTAAGACAATGGCGAGCGTGTATGTTGATTCATTCAACGAGAGCTTCAAAGAAGGAAAATCAGCAGATCCTCTTTATCTGGAATACTTGGCGCTTGGCGGAGGCCATGCTTCAGTAAACTCATTTGGTAAAGATTATGCTACTGATTACATGAAAACATACAACAAGAATAAGTTTGCGAAATTGTTGTATAACTTACGCCCTGACAGAATGATAGAGTGGCTATCAGACACGATTGAAACAGGCCCGAGAGCAGCCACATACAAACTCGCAAGGCAAGCTGGATATGATCCACAGGAAGCATACAGACTTGGAATGGAAATAACTGTTGACTTCCGCAGGTACGGATCTGTATCCAAACAAGTGAATAATGCAGCACAGTTCTTCAATGCCAACATTCAGGGGACATACAAGTTTTACCAACACATGGCATCAGAGGACATTAAAGACAAGAACGAGAGAGATAGAGTACGAAAAAAGAGAATTGCTGCGTATATAGCTCGAAGCGCAATAATGGCTGCTATATTTGCTCTCATGTACCGCAAAAACAAAAAGGCATACGATAGGCTGTCAAACTACACGAAAAATTCATACTATTGTATCCCGATTGGCGATGACAAATGGATAACTATACCAAAGAACAGAGAACTATCTGCACTTGACAGCTTCCTTGAAAGAGTTATTGAGCTTTCATCCGGTGACAATGATGCTTTTGATGAATACTATACTTATTTCACAGGAACATTCCTGCCGAGTATTGTATCTGATATTGCGGACTTCCCGTATCAAGTAGCAAAGGAAGGGCTGTCGGAAGGATGGAGAAACACCAGAGATGGAATACTTGGATCGCTTGGTATGTTTGGAATAATGAGCAATATGTCAAGCAACAGAGATTTTCTTGGAAGGCCTATTGAACCTGCGTCATTGGAAGATACAGCGCCAGAGAACAGGTACAACGGAAAGACGTCGAAGTTTGCAAAACTCATTGGTGAAGTGCTACATATATCGCCGATGATGATTGATTACCTCGGAACGAATGTATTAGGATGGCTTTACAAGGCGCAGAAGGCACTGGCCCCGGTTGATATGAAAAACTTTGATCCAACACTTGGCCTTGCAAACACTTATGTAAGAGATAGCCTATACTCTACTGATATAACAAATGACATTTATGATTTAAGGGATAAACAGGAGTTAGAGTTTGACCGAAAGGATAGTGTAGAGAACGACATGAAGCTGAAGCTAACAGATAGATTAGTCAGTTTCTACGGTAAATACAACAAGCTCGACAAAGAAGTATCAGATAGGGCGACAAGAAGGAAAGTGTTAGACCAGATACAGGACTACCTCGACTATGATTACAAATTCTCCTCCGACCCTGTGCTTAAAGTGATCTATGAAAACAGCCTAACGGATTATCTGCCTTCCGTAATGGAAACAGAATTGAAAAACGGCGACACGATCATCACATTAAAGCCTTCACAGTATTATGAGTATCAGAGTGTTTACTGCAACGACTACTATTCTTATGCAGAAGCAACGCTTAAGGATGGAATGAACAGGGATGAAATAAAATCTGTACTTAAGTATGCGAAGGAAAGAGCAAAGAGTGATGCTACGGATCACATAAAAAAGCAGATCTTCAAAGATTATGTATCAGACGAAAAGTATTCAAATATAAATGCGACTGATACAATCAGGTTCCGGTCAAAGCTCGACAAGGCGAACGAGGACGGATCAATCACAAACGACGAGGTAATGGATATAGCGTTAGAAATGATCCGGGAAGGAACGAGTGATGATGTAGCAGGAAATCTGTATCAAGAGAGAACAGACGATAAACATTTCAGCAAGTGGGCCGGAAGTACAGAAGATTATCTTAACTACAAATCAGACCTGTCAGACCTGAAAGCAGAAATGAAGAACAAATCTGCATCAACAAACGAAACGAGGGATGAAGTTGTTGATAGGATAAAATCTTACAGAATCTCCGAATCAGCAGAGAAGATATTGTTTGAACTTGCAGGGTACAGTGTTGACGCAAAAGAAAACGGAAAAGTAGTTGAAGATGGAAACTTCGACAAATACTTTCACTAAATAAAGGAGGCTTCGGCCTCCTTTTTAGGTGGGGCGCACAGCCTTTCCTGTAATGCTACGATATATCGGCACACAGGAGGCAGATATGGAAATCACAGCGCAAACAATCATTACAGCATCAGCGATCGTCGGTGCGGCGATAGCTTTATATAAATACTTTGCACAGAGCGTCAGATTTATTGATCGCCAGAAGGAACAGGAAAAGGTAGTAGAAGATATAAAGAGCCAGCTTGCAAAGCGTGAGGAAAAATGCCAGCTCGCTTTTGCAAATCAGCAGACGAGAGAAAAGTATGAGCTCGAAGCATTTAGGGAAGAAGTGAACGATGAATTATGCGTCATAAATTACGGGCTCCTCGCTTGCCTTAAAGGAATGAAAGAACAGGGCTGTAACGGTCCTGTTACTGACGCCATACAAAAGTTAGAAAAGCATTTGAATCAGAAAGCACACACAGGGAGGGCATGATGGACCGTAAAGATATATTCATTCGTACAGTAAAAACATTTGCACAGGCTTTTATAGGCGCCATGATCCCGAGCCTCGCATCTTCTTTAAGCAGCATCCCGGAAACGTGGGCAGGAATGCCAGCGTGGCTTGCGCAGGTTTTTAATCCGCAGCTTATCATCGGATCGTGCTGCGCAGCCGGGGTATGTGCCGTATGGAATGCTTGGCTCCAGTATAAAGAGGTGACGAAAAATGAACAGGCATGATGTAATAATCGCAGGCCATGGAAGCGGTACACCGTCAGTAAAGTATCTGGATGACTACTGCAAGCAGCGTTATAACCAGAATGCGAGCAACGGCGTAACGAAAGGCCTTGAGTGCGTGGTACGGTTCCTCAAGACACCGGATCAGGAAAAGGCCTTCCATGATAACTACTCTACTTTAATAGGAAGAAACAAGTACAGTCAGGACCTAAGACAGTACGTTTACACACCAAATAAAAATGGAATTTATTATAGCGATTGTTCTTCTTCAATTTGTCATACGTATGATCGTTGCGGCATTAGTGGCTGCAAGTCTTACAATACAGCGTCGATGTACTACAACGGAACACCGATCCCGGTAAGGATCGTAAACGGCCAGATTGCGGAGGAGGATCTTCCGCTGTTAAAAGTAGGCGACGCACTCTTGTTCCGTGGAAACGATCCCAGCAGGCCGAAGCAGATCGGTCATGTGGAATCCGTATTTGAGATTAGAGGAACCGGAAAGTGGGAGCTTCTGGCAGACGGTACGTGGGTATACAAAGAAAATGGAAAGCTGTTAAAGAACCAATGGAAAGTGATTGACCATCACTGGTACTACTTCTCCGATGACTGCGTAATGAAAACAGGTTGGCAAATGATCGGTGGCAAGTGGTACTATCTTGAGGAAAGCAACAACGAACACTATCAGGGTGCTTGCTGGAGATCAGACGAAACCGGAGCGCAGTATAGGTGGTATGTTGAGTAGTTGCAATTCGAGAATAGTCTGTTACAATAATCTTGTCCATTAGATTTGCAAACTCCAAATAAAGTTCAAACCCATTGAGAAAAGAGCCACAGAAATGTGGCTCTTTTCTATTTTATATGGTATGATTTTCAGAAGAACAAACAATGATATTAGTCATATATTAGTCACGGAGTGGAGTTAATTCCTTATATATATTGAGATGTATGCAAGTTCAAGTCTTGTCACTCCGATTTTTTTTATTTTTATTGACTGTATATAAAATATCGTTTTAGCTTTGTATATAAGGCTGTTTTAACTTACAACATATTGTAATAAATTCCAATGTTTTGAAAGATTTTACAATGTTTTGAAAAAAAATTAGTCATGGATTAGTCATGGATTAGTCAAATCTGTTTTGAATTTCTTGAACACTTCTGCTGCTCTATCCTCGCCTTTTATTCCGTGTCGATAAACTTCTTTGAATATCCCTGTTGATTGCCACCCAGCACGGTCGAGTATTTCCTGATCCGAAAGACCTGCCTTGTGAAGATATGATACAGACCAATGCCGCATCTGGTGGAATGTATATTTCATGCCAAGCCGTTTCATTATATGAGGAAATCTTGCGGTTATGCTGTTTGGCGTCAGCTCTGTGACAGGACCAGACTCCGGAAGTTTTTTTATAACCCATTCTGGATACTCTATATATCTGTCACCAGAATATGTCTTTGGTGCTTTTCTCACCCATTCACCAAATTCATCCTGAGCTACTGCGTATTTAACATGAACGATATTTCCATGAATTTCTGACCGATCCAGAGCGCATATCTCCGCTCTCCTCATAGGGCCGAACAATGCCAAAAGGATAGGCACTTCCATTTGTGTGTTTTCTACTTCTTTCAGCAATGCCTTTATTTCATCTTCTGAAGCCATCTCAAATTTGACTTTAGTCTTTTTCGGCAAATCTACTATGAATCGTTTTAGCGGCAATTCCGAACGAATTACGGCGCATATAAAGCAGTACAAACACTTTACTGTCTTTGGAGAGTGCGATACCGCTTTTTTGTTTATGGTCTGTTGTAGCATCTCTCCTGTAATTGCGTCAAGAGAAACTTTGTATAGTGGTTCACAGTCATACTTTAGGAGCCGCTTGTATTCCCGTATCGTTCCGGGAGAAAGAACAGCACTTCTGTTTTCAATGTAAGCATTTGCAACAGTTTCAAAATTTTTGTGTGACTTTGGCATATCCATCTGGCATCTGTATAGGCTTGCCTGTCTTTCAGCTTCTTTTTTGCTTTCATGTATGAAGCTGACTTGTTTCTTTAGCTTTGAATCGTATACTCTTATTCTGTATTTTCCGGAAGGTAATCTTTCAGCTTTCATTTTTTCTCCTTTGCTGCCGCTTCAAGCGCAAGAATTGCAAATCTAACTGCTTCGTCTGGAGCCTCGCTTCCTGCGATTAAAAGTTTCTTTAAAAGATCGTTTTTCAATAGACTATTTATAAAATCATTTTCTACGCTTTCTAATGCTATCTTTTCCAAATAATTTTTTGGAACATCATATCCCATAATCCATAACGGATCTACATGAAGGGCTTTAGCAAGCAGTGTAGCGGTGTTGTTGTTTGGAACATTCTTTCCATGTATATACTGTGATATGCTATTTTTACTTACGCCTGATCTTCTTACCAATTCTGTTGCGTTTATTTCAAGGTCATTCATAGCCTCCAACAATCTTTCAGATATGTTCGTTTCCATTATTATCACCTCCAGATTGATTATAACACTTTTGTTAAAACACTTTCAACTTTTTGTTGACATCGCTTTTAACTTGAGTTAAAATCAATTTAACAAAATTGAAGAAAGGAGCAAGAGAAATTGATAAAATATCCGAAATTGAGAGGCAGGATATATGAGAAGTTCTCCACAATAAAAGCGTTTTCTGAAGCGTTAGGAACATCATGTGCTTATGTTTCAAAACAACTGAATGGAAATTCTTTTTTTACGCAAAAGTCAATGCGAAGGTGGGCAGATCTACTCGATATACCGATTGAAAAATACTATGAGTATTTTTTTTACAATCAGAGTTAAAAGTGGTTTAACATGAGGCGTAGAAATGATGTCGAGATCGTAATTGAAGAAGCCAGATTGCGGTCGGGCAAGACAAAAGAAGAAGTTGCCATCGCTGCAGTAGGAAACACAAGCACATGGCATTACCGGATGGAAAGGCCATCGAGCTTCCGGTACGAAGAAGCATTAAAGATATTTCAGTTTTTAGGAATGGACAAAGAACAAAGAGTTAGATTTCAGGAGGCAATGAGGAGTGATTGATCTATATTTGAAGGTAACACAAACGATCATGATGATTTTTGGAGTAATGCTCATTCTTACAGGGGCGGCAACGTGTGAAGGAAGTCTGTACGATCTGGCGATCAGGATGCTCTGGTACGGGCTGGCAATGTTAATCGGAGGAATCATTATAGGAAAGGTTAGGGAAATTTAATGGACAAAAAGAAAATGGCAGTAGAAATGCTGAAAACAGCAAGCGCAATGATTGACGAGGCAAGAGAGATCCTCAAAGAAGCAGGCTACAGCCTTATTGAAAACAGTGATGTGCAGCGCCTCACAGTACATCTGTACGGAGGAGGAAGCGTTAAGGACCTCGCAGAAGCAACAGGAGAGCAGTGCGAGGTCAGGGATTTAGACCATGTCTACAGCTATCAGGTAAGGATTAAGGTAGGAAACAATTTAGATATCATTGATTTGGAGGGATACATAAATGGCAGCTTTGTATGAATTGGTTGGGTTATGGAAACAGGTTTACAACATGGCAGACGATCCGGAAATGGATGCGCAGGCGTGGCTCGACACGATGGAAGGCATCGAAGGCGAGATCGAAGTAAAGGCAGAGAACTACGGAAAGGTAATCAGAATGCTTGAAGCAGACGAAGCAGCACTCAAGGCAGAGATTGACCGCATGACAGCCAGAGCAAAGACCATTGATAACAGGGTTGCAAGTCTTAAGAACAATCTCAAGGAAACAATGATTGCTCTTGGCAAGGATAAGCTGACCGCAGGCACGTTTGCTTTCAGCGTTGCGAAGAACGGCGGAAAAACTCCTCTGGTGGTAGCAGAAGGGACAAAGGCGGAGGATCTTCCGGAAGAATTTATCACACATCCTGCTCCGGTTATCAACAATGAAGCAATCAGGGCGGCGTTAGACGCAGGGAAGGAACTGGAGTTTGCTCACTACGGCGAGCGTGGCACTAACTTAAGGATCAAGTGAGGTGAAACATGGCAAGCATTTACACAAAGCTGACGGTCATTCAGAACAATCTGAAAGCACCGAAGAATCTTCGTAACAGTTTCGGGAATTATAACTATCGAAACGCCGAAGGAATCCTTGAAGCGCTTAAGCCGTACCTGTTTGAGCATGGATGCTCTGTTCTTCTGACAGACGCAATCGAAACGGTAGGCGGCCGCATCTACGTCAAAGCCACTGCAACAATCGTCGATTGCGAAACAGGTGACGCAGTTTCTACATCAGCTTATGCCAGAGAAGCAGAAGTCAAGAAGGGAATGGATGAATCCCAGATAACAGGATGCGCCTCCAGCTATGCGAGGAAGTACGCACTTAACGGATTGTTACTTCTGGACGACACGAAGGACGCTGATACAGACGAATACGCAAAGCAGACGGTACAGGAGCCGGGCCTCGATCCGCAGCAGTTTGTTGATCTGACAAACGAGTTAATCAGAACCGGAGTTAAGATGGAAGCTGTACTTGACAGGTACAAGATTAAGGACCTTAAGACAATGACGCAGGAACAGTACAAAGCGTGCATGAAAGGCCTTAAAGCAACAAAGAGTGCAGCATGACAGGAGATAGGCAGCAGGTGCTATCGTGGTTAATGAGCCAGCAAGACGGCGTTTTGTTCGATGTTTCGGAACACAAAGAAAAACGGAACAACGATCAGAACGCCTACTACTGGAAAGTGGTAACCGAGATAGCCAAAGCAAATAAGATAAGCACAGCCAGACAGCATAACTTCCTCATGTGGAGGAAACCTGTGTTTGAAACAAACGACGGTGCCCCTGTGATACAAAGCATTATTGATACCGACGAATCGTACAAGAAAGCATTGGAGAGCACTACATTCCACCTGATGCCAACAGGGCGTATCCATGAATACAACGGAAAGTTTTACAGAGATTGGTTTCTTTTGAAGGGATCGCACAGCCTAAACAAGGAAGAGTTTTCCGAGTTACTGGAGGAGGCCTTGTCAGAGGCGAGAGAAATGGGGGTAAGCATTGAACAGAATATATGAAGGCGACTGCTGCTATGAATGCGGCGCTTACGGAACAGAACGTCACCATTGCCTCCCCGGGCCGAACAGGAGGAAGTGCGAGGAAGATGGTTTGACCGTAGACCTGTGCCATAACTGCCACATGAGGCTTCACCAGCAGGGCAACGATTTAATGCTCAAGTACAAGAGGTTGGCTCAAACAGAGTACGAAAAGAGCCATACAAGAACAGAATATATGCTGCGGTATGGTCGCAATTACTTATAAGGAGGAATAAATGAAGAACTTAAACAGAGTTATGTTACAGGGCAGACCAACAAAGGAGATTGCTCTTACATATTCGGGAGAAATGGCTATTGCTAAATTCACTCTGGCTTCCGGGAGAGGAGCCAAGAAGGGCGAACAGGAACAGGCAGACTTCATCCCGTGTGTCGCTTTCGGTAAGACTGCGGAGTTTATCAATAAATGGTTTTCTCCGAAAAGCCTGATGCTGATCGAAGGCCACCTGCAGACAGGGAGTTACACGAACAGGGAAGGCAAGAAGATTTATACAGAGGATGTTGTAGTAGACGCTGTGATTTTTTCTGAATCAGCACACAAGGAGCCGGAAGATATTGAGCTTACTCCTCCGCAAGTCAACGATGGCTTCATGCAGATCCCGGAATCAGCAGACGACAGCGGGCTTCCTTTTAACTGAGGTGACGGAATGAATCAATGTGAAAGGATAATGTCGTTTATTGTCCTTAACGGATCAATAACTCAAAAGGATGCTATGAACGATCTTGGAGTTTACAGACTGGCAAGCCGGATAGCGGATCTAAAGAGAGAAGGATACAACATACAGAAAGAAATGACAGAGGTTATTAACAGGTATGGGGAGAAATGCCACATCGCAAGATACAGCCTCGCAGAGTGAGTACATCGGCAAGGTAATCATCGAGGGCAGACTGGCAGGGCTTAACGAACTGATAGCAGTCAATCGTGCCGGGTGGAAGTCAGGAAGCAAGGATAAAAAGGCAGAAACAAACGGCTGCATGGCATGGGCTAAATATGCTATGCAGCATGGCCTTATCAAACCGATCAAGGTAAAGGCTGATGTATCGGTTACATGGTACGAGAAGTCGGCAAAGCGGGATCATGACAACATACTTGGCGGCGGATTAAAGATGGCGTTTGATGGCTTTGTGAAGGCCGGGCTCCTGGCGGATGATTCGCAAAGATACATCGGTAAGATTACAAGCATTGTAAAGAAGTCACCAACAAAACCGAGAATAGAGTTTGAGTTTTATAGGAGTGAGGAATGAAAAATTCATTCATCGTTTACACAAACACTGAATACATGGACCTGCTGACCGACGAACAGCTCGGCCAGCTTTACAGGGCACAGGTGGAATACGCAAAGGGGAATGACCCGGAGATCCCAGACGCAACAGTAAAGGTGCTGTTTGCAATGATTAAAGGCCAGATGGATCGTGACAATGACAAATACATTGAGGCCTGCGCAAAGCGCTCGGAAGCCGGGAAAATAGGTATGTCAAAGCGTTGGGGAAAGAAATGTAAATCAGAAAACAACGTTATCGAAGATATAACAAACGATAACAATGTTATCAAGTCGATAACAAACGATAACAATGTTATCAAGTCGATAACAAAAATAACTGATACTGATACTGATACTGATACTGATACTGATACTGATAAAGATATAGGAGTTGTAAACAACTCCTTGTCTGATGGCGCATCAGGCATCCCGGCGCTTGTAGCCGAATGGAACAAGCTTGAGGAGTTAGGTATAAAGCCTGTGTCAAAGATAGCGGAAGGCAGTAAACGCCACAAGAACATAAAGGCAAGGATAAGGCAGTACGGTATAGGTTCTGTGTTGAAAGCAATACAAAACATCCGTGATAGTGATTTTCTTCAGGGAAAGAACAAACAAGGCTGGCAGATTACTTTTGACTGGTTCCTCTTGCCGAACAACTTCCCAAAAGTACTTGAGGGCAACTATCAGAACAAAGAGCCTTGTAACAAGAGTGACGAATGGCTAAAGGAGTGGGTAGCAAAAGATGGATAGACGAGATTTTAGCGAGATACGTGGAATGCTCCGAACAGTCTGGAAAGGTGTAATGGCAGACGAAAGTGAAGCGGAGGTGTGGTATGAGGTGCTGAAAAAGTACACATATCAGCAGGCAAAGACAGCTTGTATGAAGTACATAACCGAGGGACATTATGAGCCAAAACCTGCGGATATACTTGGCTGCATACCGAAGGGAACGAACGGCCAAAAATTTGATCCGAAGCCAAAGTTTGCAAACGTAAATGGCAAGAACACAAGAGTTTACACGTGCCAGCGGTGCATGGATCAAGGAATGATTGCATGGGATGACGAAAACGGCAATCTTGTAGGTGTTCCATGCGACTGTCCGGCAGGGCACCATTACTTCCGGTGGGGATGGTTAACTCCGGAGGAACAGAAAGCGTATATAGACAAGAACGGACAGCATGGAGAAATTGTGGGCGAGAATTGGTATCTATTGCAGCCGGAAAGGTGGGCGAAGTGAAGGACGAAACAGAGAAGGCTATACTTGCAGATTTTTACGGTGGAATTGCTGTAAGAGAATTAACTGAAAAGTACGCTGAACGGTACATGGAAGAAGAAAAGAAACCGTTACGGTCAAGCGCAATTACTCTTTTGCTTAGACGTAGAGCAAATCATAAGATATACACAGCGTATCTGGAGGCGCAGGAGAAAGAAGTTATAAGGCTCAGCGAAGCTGGCGCAGAGTACAAAGAGATCGCAGAAAAGGTAGGGATCGGGCCGCAATATGTAAGCCATATTATCCGTACTGCGCATCCGAAAGAGGAGCCGGAAAAGCCTGTAACGGTTGACGACGTGGAAAAATTCAAGGAGTCGGTTAGTGTTGGCGATTGCCTCAATCTGTCATACTCAAAACAGGTGGAAGGAATTACAGGAGTAAAGTACAAAAGGATCAAAGATACCGTAAAGGTGACAGGGAAATACAAGTTTATCTGTGACACGACAGGCGGGAGTTTCCGCTGGATCGACCTGTACTTATACACAAGGGGGTGTGCATGAAAAAGCTATTATTGATATTGTTTTTGGTGATTGTATGTTGCGGAGAAGCCAAAGCAGAGAACGCTTATACAGCAATCTTTGAAACAATGACGGAGGAGGATTACACAGCGCTTTGCAGAGTAGTTTACATTGAGAGCGCTATAGCAGACTGCCCGGACCATGTAAACATTGCTGTAGTAGAAACAGTATTAAACCGTGTGCTGGCAGACGAGTTTCCAAACACTATAAGAGGAGTATGCAAGCAGACTGGACAGTTTGTATACAAAGAGGTTCCGGCCATGAGTACGGCGACAGCAGAAGCGATCCAGTATGTAAAAGAAAATGGAATGACCGTGCTTCCTGATTACGATTACTGCTACTTTGCGACTAAAAAGCAGAGCTTAGGGAAAGACCATGTATGGATCGGTGGGCGTCATGCAGACGGGCGGCCGCTAAAGGGAAAAGGGATGTACTTTTGCAGGGGGAAACGATGAAGAAACAATATCATGCGTGTGCCGCAACGCTAAACATGGAGGCACAGATGTGCGCAATCTGGAAACGGTGCATGGAACTGTCAAGCCTTGTGCTGTTTGAACAGGCACTACTCGGACACGATGAACTTAAGGTCTTTGCCAATGAGTATAACGACGTAATCAAAATGCACGATACCGCAAAGTGCAAACAGGAACTGGAAGAACGTATCAAAAAGATGTACGAGGAAACAGGAATCCGTTTTGAAAGCGCAGGAGGCCATGTGTATTTGATAGACGAATGGGAGAAGAATGAATACATGAATCCGCCGGAGGAGAGTGATGAATGTTGATTACATAAAACATGGTGATTCTGAAGAATTGATGAAAGAATTGGCAGATGAATCAATAGATTTAACTGTAACAAGCCCACCATACGATGAATTAAGGACTTACGAAGGCACTTGTGAATGGGATTTCGATAAATTCAAACAGATAGCAGATGGATTACATCCTATAGGTGCTTGCCACAATGGGCTTGACTACGAAACATCAGGATTTTATGGGATGGCAATGTATGTTATGGACAAGGAGGATGAGTATGTTTGGTAGCGGAACTGAGTATGAAGTTTTCAGATACAACAACTGCGAAAAATGTAAAAAACATATTGAAAGAGAAGAAGATGGATTTCCGGCTTTCCCAGAAGATGGTGGATGCGTGATTGAGGATTTATTGGAAAGGGCAAGATTTGATTTAAGCCTATTTCCACAGGAACACATAATCAGCAATGATAAAAAATGTGACAATTTTGAAGAAAGGTGAAATATGGCAAATATAGAAAAAAAAGTATCAGATGATCATAATCAGATGTCATTAACGATCACGTTTAATAAAGACGAATTAGCGGAAGCTTTGTTGCTGATGATCGCAGATATGATGCGAAAAGAGGACTGGTCAAATGAGAATCGGATGATACAAAGGGAGCTACATACTGCCTTGCCAAAATTGACAAAAGAAGTAATTTACCAAATGAAGGATGAACTTGCTGACAGAGTAGTAAAAAGGGCATCAGCAGAATTGAAAAGGGTCGCACTTAAAAAAATGCTATTAAATATCGATGATGAGGTGAGTGAGAGTTTGAACAATTTTTAAGGGATTATGAAGAGGGAAGATGACAACAGATGCCCATGCTGTAAATAGGCAATATTTACCGTAGATGAGGTATGGAAGATTAAATACTGCAAAGAGTGTGGTCAGGCAATTTTATGGGAGGATTGAAATGATTTATTATAATAAACCCGATGATGTATTTTTCAATAGGGGTGATTTAAGTAGGGCAATACTGAATAAAACAAATAAGCCCAAAGCTGAATACAAAGTGAGTATAAGAAATCAATACCCAAGTATTTGTATTGGACATAATCATTATTACATTCATAGACTACTTGGAGAGTTATATTTCGGAGATTTGACTGGTTATTCTATACATCACAAAAATGGAGAAAAAAATGATAATAGTAAAGAAAACCTTATGAAAATTTCTAACTCTGAACACAAAACGAAGAGATGATGTAAACCCTATTGAAGCAAGAAAAATGAGAGATGATGGGCTAACTTATAGCGAATTATGCAAATATTTTAAGTGTGGTAATAGCGTTATAAGAAGATGCCTGCAATAGATTGGAGCGAAGATGGCGAGAGGTGGAAACGAATGAGATATGTAATCATTGAAGAGACGGATGACTATATCATCTGCCATGGGATAGATAATGACTACCACAAAGCGGTAGGAAAACTGGTATGTAAGTCATCAGACAACGCAGATAATTGGATAAACAGAAACGGTTATGCTATGAAAGACCATACCGAGTTTGGTGAACTGGAATGTGAGAACGGTTATGTATGGAGTTACACATTCATAAATGAGGAATGTAACATAACAATTCATGAAAACTGGTATCTGCTTGAATGCGAAGACGATGAGGTGAGTGATGGAGATAAGTGAAGCTATTTATTTGCTCGATAACCTAATAGGTATGGTTGATGATAATCATCATCCGGATTATGGCGGAGCATTGCACATGGCAATCGAAGCACTAAAGCAAGAACCGAGCAGAGCGCAGGAACTTAAGAAGATGTCAGAGGCTCCGGCAAATGAATGCGATCGTCTTGCAAGAGAATACAATGATTACAACGATTACATTTATAAGACAATTAACAAAACAAGCCCAAAGTCTGCGGAGATCCTACAGAAAGAAATGATACGGCAAGAATCAACCGTGGAGCTGATTGCAAGCGAGAATTTCCCGAGTGACTCTGTTCTGGCTGCCTGCGGTTCTGTTATGAGCAACAAGTATACCGAGGGGTATCCGGGTAAAAGGTATTACGGAGGGTGCGAAAACTTCGACGAGCTGGAACGGTATGGTGAAGAAGTATTTAAGAAATGCTTTAATACTGACTATCACATTAACTTGCAGCCGCACTCAGGGTCATCGGCAAACTGTATAGCGTATTCTTCAATTCTCCGGCAAGGCGATACGATCCTTGCAATGGGGATGAACTGCGGAGCTCACTTAACTCATTCCTCTACAGCTTCCTTTGTAAGTAAACTGTATTATGTTGAAACATACGGAACAGCCAACAACGGAATAATTGATTACGAGGATCTGGAAGAAAAGACGCACGAGTACAATCCGGATGCAATCGTCTGCGGAGCTTCTGCGTATCCCAGAGAGATAGACTTTAGACGCATTCGTGAGATATGCGACAAATGTGGTGCATACATGATTGCTGATATTGCTCATATCAGCGCTCTTGTGGTAAGCGGTGACCACAAGACACCGTTTGGCCTTGCTGATATAGTTACCATGACAACGCAAAAGACTTTCCGTGGACCAAGAGGCGGCGTCATCGCTTGCAAGCCGGAGTTTTCAAAAAGAGTAGACGCAGCTTGTTTTCCTCGCTGGCAAGGTGGGGCACTACAAAACCAAATCATGGGTAAAGTTATTGCAGCGGAGGAGGCACTGAAAGACGAATTTAAGGAATATGCACATCAGGTGGTAAAAAACGCACAAGCAATGGCGGAGGAATTTATCAGGCTTGGCTATAAGATTACTACCGGAGGAACCGACACGCACTTGTTTGTTATCGATTTTTCCGAAACGCATCCGAACTTAACAGGTAAAGCAGTACAGAACCATCTGGAACAGCATGGAATTACAGTAAATAAAAACTGCGTACCGGGAGAAAAGCGGAGCCCACAGGAAACATCAGGAATCCGTATAGGTTTAGCTGCTATGACGACTAAAGGCTGGACCGAAGCAGACGCAATCGCCTGCGCACAGCTTATTGATTACCACATCAAGGAGTTGGAGTGAGAAACGGCTATTACAGCAGGACGGCTCTTTGTCCGTTTTATAACTCAATAATACAGACAAAAGGCGGTCAGGTGATTGGAGTAGGCTGTGAATCTATGAGTGATAATCTTGGCTTCACAGCGACAAACTTTGTAAGGCTCCAGTCAAAGCAGGACCTTCGTGATTTCTTTGACATTTTTTGCGGAGATATGTATCTTACTTGCCCGTGGTATCAGGCAATAAGCAAGAAGTATGAGAAGTGACCTCAAAGGTGGGGCACTTCTTTTTTTATTATCTGTTACAACAATTCCAGAAAGGATGGAAGCGCATATATGGTAACAAAACTTGTAAGGATAAGAGTAAATACATTTACTTTTCCAATTAAAAAAGGCACTCCGGTAAATCAGTATGGCCTGCTTTGTAATGGCACAGGCGCAATCGGCGTAGTAGCTGATACATACAGTGAGGCTCCGGTAAGCGGGATCGTTAGAGCGATCGTAGCTGGCACACTTGACATTGCCACATGGCAGGCTGCGTATGGATCAAACTATACAGAGGATGCCATTAAAGCAATGGACGGCATTACTTGGCTGGCTGCAGACGGTACAAGGGTGCCTGATCATCACGATCAGTATGTACTGCCTGCTGCATCATCATCAAAGATCGGTGGAGTTAAGCTGGCTGCCAATGTTGCTGCATCAGAGGCGACGGATGTTGCAGGATGCGTAACGAGCATCAATGCTATCTTAACAGCACTTAAAGCTGCTGGGATCATGGCAGCAGATACGGAATAAACAAATGGCGCTTCGGAAAGACGAGTGATGGAAGATTTAGCTGATAACAGCAAAAAAGATAAGAAAACAGCAAAGTGTAAACCGAGAGGCAAGAGTTTCCCACAGGGAATTAGCGGCAACCCCGGAGGCAGACCGAAAAAGACGCCGGAAAAGAGAGCTGCGGAACACGAGGCTGATCAGGCACTTGTCATGCTGCAGAATGCACTGCCTGCTGCCGCCGCAAAGGTGATAAAGATATTGGATGATCCTGAGGCGAGCGCACAGGTTAAGGTAAGGATACTTGAGCTTATGCTTGACCGTACATACGGCAAGGCATTCCAGTCTGTAAAGGTCGAGGAAGAAAGCACCAATGTAACCGGAGTTGTCCTTATGCCACAGCGAGGTGACCATGATTGATATAGTATGGGAACCACAACCTAAACAAAGGGAGTTTATGGCAAGGGAAGAATACGAGGTGCTATTCGGTGGAAGTGCCGGAGGCGGGAAAAGCGAGGCACTTGTGATCGAGGCGCTCCGGCAGGTGGATATACCGTATTACAAGGGGCTTATTATCCGTAAGACTTTCCCACAGCTTGCAGAGCTGATAGACAAATCTTTGGTTTACTATCCGAGGATCATAAAGGGATGCCAGTATAACGCATCGAGCCACACGTGGAGGTTCCCAAGCGGCGCAAAGATAATCTTCGGGTCAATGCAGCACACGACTGACAGGATACAGTATCAGGGACAGGCATACGACTTTATAGCATTCGACGAGCTGACGCACTTCACGTGGGACGAGTATTCCTACTTGTTTTCCCGTAACAGGCCTAACGGGCCGGGAACAGACGTTTACATCAGAGCCACAGCTAACCCGGGAAACGTCGGTCACGGTTGGGTTAAAGAGAGATTCATTGCTCCTGCTCCGCCAATGACACCTATAAATGAGGATGTTACATGGGTAACTCCAGATGGCACAAAAGAGGTACGGACAACGACAAGGTTGTTTGTGCCTTCGTCTGTTTTTGATAACAAGGTGCTGATGGAAAACGATCCGGATTACATCTCAAGGCTTGCGAGCTTACCGGAAGCTGAGAAGAACGCATTGCTGTATGGCGACTGGGATTCATTCGAGGGACAGGTATTTCTGGAATGGAGAAACAATCCTGACCATTATCAGGACCGCAAGTGGACTCATGTAATTGACGACCTTATATATATACCTGATACATGGAAGATATACAGAGGATTTGACTTTGGATATTCAAGGCCTTTTGCGGTGTTATGGATCGCAATAGACCATGAAGGCAGAATGTATCACTTTAGGGAGTTTTACGGATGCGACGGTACACCGAATCATGGCGTAAAGCTGGAGCCGCAGGAAGTGGCACGGCAGATTAAAGAGATCGAAAACACCGATCCCAGATTAAAGAATCGTCAGATATACGGCATTGCAGATCCGGCAATCTGGCAAGCGACCACAGGTGAGAGCATTGCTGCTATGATGGAGAGGCAGCAGGTGTACTTCGAGCCGGGCGATCACGCACGACTGGCAGGAAAGATGCAAGTACACTATCGGTTAGCATTCGGTGAGGATGGCCTCCCGATGTTTTATGTTTGCAAGGAGTGTAAAAACTTCATCCGTACCATTCCTAATCTGGTATACGACGACAAAAACGTCGAGGATGTAGACACCGACGGAGAGGACCACATATACGATGCGCTCAAGTACGTTTGTATGGAACATCCGCTTAACCCGAGGCACAACGTCAAAGTATTTACGGCAGCAGATCCGCTGCCTCCAGACGATCCGATAGAGATGATAAAGGAGAGTAGGTATTATGGCTGATATTATACAGCTTGAACAACAGAAAGAATTTCCTGTCGGTGGTATCGGCGAGATAGAGGTAAGGACAGCTTACACTACTCTCAAAGAATATCAGGCAGGCAGGTCGAATTACGATCAGAAGATTAAAAGTAACAACGAGTGGTGGCGGAAACGGCACTGGGAGAACTTCAAAGGAGGTAAAGAGCACAAAGATTCTTCTACTTCCGGATGGATGTTTAATTCGATGGCGGGTAAACACGCTGACTTCATGGATTCCTTCCCGGAGGCTACTTGCCTTCCGAGAGAGAAGCAGGACGAGGCGACTGCTGCCACACTGCAGGCGATCATTCCGTGTATCATGGAGCACTGTAACTTCGAAAAGACATACTCTGACAATACATGGGAGAAACTGAAGAACGGAGCTGCAGTATATGAGGTAGTCTGGAACGGCGACTTAAACTATGGCGCAGGCGACATTGACATTAAGCCAATGGATATTTTGTCGATTTACTGGGAGCCGGGCATTGATGATATTCAGGCATCCAAAAACATCTTCACTATTCAGCTCGCTGACAATGATTCACTTGTAAATCAATATCCAGAGCTGGAAGGCAAGCTATCCGGCACTACTTTATACAAGGTAGAGTATGAGCATGACGACCACATAGACACATCCAAAAAGAGCGCTGTGATCGACTGGTATTACAAGGTTAGGAAAGGTAACAGGGATATTGTCCATTATGTAAAGATGGTCAATGAGAATATCCTTTTTTCAACAGAGAATATGCCGGAGGAATATCCGGACGGGCTGTACGATCACGGCCAGTATCCGTTTATCATCGACAC